CATGACCAGACCACGGTATGAGAGGCCACAGGACCTAGCCAACGAGCAACACATCGCTGGGGTTATGGATAACCTTGGCTACGGTCTGGAGAAACTGCCGATGCAGTACAGGATGGACTTTGCCATATTCAAAGACGGCGACTGCCTCGGCTTTGCTGAGGTCAAGGCTCGCACGTTTGAAATGAACAAGTACCCAACTGTGATGATCTCGCTGTCCAAGGTTCTGGCGGCGCGATATCTCACTCAACACACAGGATTGCCGTGCTATCTAATCGTGAAATATATTGATGTGATAGTCAGGCTTGACTTCGCCGATCCTTTTGTTTTAAGGATGGGTGGACGGGCAGACAGGGGTGACGCACAAGACCGTGACGTTTGCGCCTTCTACTCGACAGAGCGGTTCACAGTCGTGAGCCATTTATAGTTGTCGTTATCGTTAAGGAGTTAAAAGAGATGGCACTAGGATTCGCAGAGTCTGCCGGAGGCGGCGGAGATATTTTACCTATCATTAAATGGGATGCAAAGGGCGGTGACTTGATCCGGCAGGATCGGTTCCAAGCGCCGGACGGGATGTGGACAAAGGACGAGAGCGAGGTTCCTCTCCCTGCCCAATTCATTATGGATTTGGAAAACATTGAGGTCGGCTTTTTGAGCTTTGCCTCTGGTGCGCCAGACTTTCGCGTCGCAAAGATTGGCGAGCCACGCCCAGTGTGCCCGCCTGACTTGGATCAGGCTGGAAAGCCAGCGTTCAAGCCGTGCTTCCGCGTCAGAATCAAAAACAAAGAACTGGGCCTGCGCGAGTTTTCGCACTCAGCAAAGACGGTTCTGCGGACAATGGACGACCTGCACAACCAGTTTGAGTCAGCGCTTACTCAGAACCACGGCAAAGTGCCAGTGGTCGAAATCTCAGAGACTGAGGTGGTCAAGATCAACACGCCTCAAGGTGAGCTAAGGTTCAAGGTTCCAAAGTGGAACATTGTGCAGTGGGTTGACCGCTCGGTGATGACATCTGGCGCCCAATCGGCAGATGCAGTACCATCACCATCTGTGCCGGAGCCAGCGTTAAGCGCCGCCTCGGCCCCACCAGCCAACTCGGCTGGCGCTGACCTGTTCTAGCGCAGTAGTTGGCGGCGGGGGTTTTCCTCCCTTTCCCCCCGCCGCCAACGCCTCTTCAAAAGGGTTGGCAAAAGGGAAATTTGCTATGACACAAAATATTGCGGCACACGCCGAGAGGATCGCCCGTCACTATTGGGGTGAGCCAAACCCAAAGCTGTCCAAAAAGGGCATGCTGAGGTGGGGCAACGCTGGGTCCAAGGAATTGGACGTGCAGCGCGGCGTCTTTTATGATTTTGAAGAAAACCACGGCGGCGGGACAATCGACATCGTCAGGTTGTACGGCAAGCAGACGATTACTGGCAGCGTCAGTGACGTGTTGATGCGCGAGTTTGGCATTAACAAGCAGACCGCAGATTCGCTGAGGCCAGTCGCCAAGGTGATAACCAATATATACGAATATTATAATGCCGACGGTGAAATGTCCTATCAGGTGGTGCGTTACCAGCCAAAGTCTTTTAGGCAGCGTCGCCCTGACGGCAAGGGCGGGTTCCTGTGGAATATGAACGACGTTGAGCCGTTGCCGTACAATTTGCTGGGCATACTGAAGCAGCCGGACGCGCCAGTGTTTATCGTCGAGGGTGAGCGGGCGGCAGACAGGCTTATAAAGCTGGGCCTAGTGGCGACAACGTCGCACGGCGGCGCTGGCAAGTGGTCAGACACATTGTCGCCATATTTTGAGGGGCGGAACGTGATTGTGCTGCCCGACAACGACAATGCGGGTGAGCGCCACGCCGATCAGGTGGTGCGCTCCATCTGGGGCCGTGCAAAGGCGGTCAAGCGCGTCGAGCTTGACGGGCTGCCGGACAAGGGTGATGTCGTGGACTGGCTGTTCAAGGGTGGCACAGTTGCGGCGCTTATGGAGGCGGTCAAGGCCACTCCGGCACTGGTTAGTGCGCCGGACGAGGCAGACGCCGCTGACGAGGCTCTGGAGGCCGAGGACGACGGGGCGTTGAAGCCGTATAAGCTGCTGGATCAGGACGCGGTGTGGTCTATGCCGCCCGTCGAGTTTTTGATTGACGACCTAATCCCTGAGCGCAGCTTTGCGATGATCTACGGCGCGCCCGGCAGCGGCAAGTCTTTTATGGCGATTGATATGGCGCTGAGTGTGGCGCACGGCGTGGACTGGCAGGGCAAGAAGGTCAAGCAGGGTCCAGTGCTTTATATCGCCGGAGAGGGTATGGGGGGTTTTTCTAAGAGGTGGCGGGCGTGGTCAATGCACCACGGCCTCAGGGTGCGCCCTGAGATGTACCTGCTGCCGACGGCGGTCAATATGATGGACGAGGAGGACGTGGCGCGGCTCATCCTGACGGTTGAGGAGATGGGTCGGCAGTGGGCGATGGTGATAATTGACACCGTCGCCAGATCAATCCCCGGCGCTGATGAGAATGCGGCGCAGGCGGTTGGCACTTTCGTTCAGGCTTGTGACAGGGTGCGTGAGGTGGCTGGCGGCACAATGCTGGCGGTGCATCACTCTGGCAAGGACACTAGCAGGGGGGCCAGAGGCAGCAACGCGCTGCTTGGCGCGCTAGATACTAGCATTGTCGTGGGCAAGCTCGACGACGTGGTCACGATCAAGGTGGACAAGCAGAAGGACGCAGAGCCTATCGACGAGATGAACTTCAATATGGTTAGCGTTCAGGTGGGCGTCACTGAAACGTCGGTTGTTCTGGAGCGAACGGACGCACCGCTGGATGCACCAAAGCGCAAGAGGCCAATGGCGGCGAGCCAGCAGAGGGCGCTGACGGCGTTGCAAAACCTGTGTGCAGAGCGCGGTGTCAGGGTGCCGATTGGCGAGTGGCACAAGGCGCATGAGCGTGACTGTCCAGACACACACACGTCGACACGCAAGACAGCGCGTGATGCGCTAGTGGATGGCGGTTTTGTGGTTATTTCAGACGGTATTTGCTGGATTAACAAAGAGTTAGGCGAGTTATAGGGGCGGTGCGGTGGCGTGTGCCGCCGATACGGGAATTGTTCTAGTTTGGGTTTTTGGCTAATGGCGTATAGTAGAACACGATACGGGAAACGTGTTGAGACGCCTATCGTTATAAAACAAACAGTTAAGACATCAATTCCCGTATCAACCGTATCGATACGGAAAACCGTATCGGTGCGGTACGGTACGGTCCCCCTATAGGGACCGTATCGCCGTATTGGCCGTATCAGTATTTTGGTAGAGGAGGTGATTGTGGCGGTTAGAAAGAGACCAGCGAAAGCGAAAAAGGGTTTGGACCTGAGGTATTACCCAAACGAGAGAGACGCGAGAAAGTGTCAGGCGGCGTTGCAGGAATACGACAGGGTCGTCAGGGGGTATGAGGCGAAATGGGGCATTGACCGATTACCCGATTTAGTTGATGCGGAAATGCGTGAGCGCTGGTGGCAACAGTGGGATAAATTGAATGCGGCGATTGAGAGGGGGTCGGGGCCGGATTTAGAGCATGCGGTGGAGGTGACCATTCGGGCATGCGGCGTATTAGAGGCCCGCGCCATTGAGCTTGGCGCAAAGCCGCTGACGGGTGACCGCTGGGAGTGTGAGTTGCCAGACGGCGGTGTGATGGCGATTGTCAGGGATGCGGCAGAAATAGCCAACGTCCAGCGCGGCGGAAGGTATGACTGCGTGTACTGCGTCGCTGAGGTTGGCAGGATCGTGCAGCAATGGCGATCAGACGAGGCTGGCAGGGCCGCTGAGAGGGTGAAGGCGGTGTTCGAGGGTGCTGAGGTGGTCGGCATGGCAAAGCGCAAGCCCACGCCGCTTGAAAAGGAACTAAACGACGAGATACCATTTTAGAAACGGGAGATGATGATGGGTATTAGTAACGACGACAGGCCGCTGCTTTACAAGGACAAGCAGTATGTGATGAATTGCTCTGATGGGTGGGTAGATGTGAGGGACCTTTCGGTACACATACAGCGCACCAGACGTGGCGTCAGGCTGGAGGTGTGGCCTATTGAGACAGACGGCAAGGGTGAGCCGCTCAGTGTGCTTGAGGTTGACGAGCCAAAGGGCGCCTCTGGCCCAGCGCCAAGAAAACGTATAAGCAATCAGGTTAGGCATATCAAACATTCGGGTGACTGGTTATGATTGAGCAGGGCGACGGTGAGATGCAGCGGCGGATAGACAGCGGGCGCTGCCCAAGCTGCCGCAGCGAGACAAAGAAGCGGGCAAAAGACGAGGCGCAGTGCATCGTCTGCGGGCTAGTGATTACAGAGAGGAAATTAAAAGATGAAGAGGGCTGAGGTGCTAGATGAGGCGAAGCAGTGCGTGACTAAGGACCGCGCCGCCGACCACGGCGAGATGGAGGACAATTTCAGACTAATCGCCAAATACTGGTCGGCGCACTTGGATTGCAATGTTGAGCCGCAGGATGTCGGGGTCATGATGGCTCTGCTGAAGGCGGCCAGAGCCAAGAGCAACCCGTTCCATCACGATAACTATGTGGACGCTGCGGGTTATATGGCTTGTGCGGCGGAGTGTGTTGACGTTGATGGGTGATATCTTGGAGTTTAAGCGTAAGGATAGGGTGCGGTTCTTTGGTGAATCGGTGGTGTGTGACCACTGCGAGAGGGACACGCAGGGCGTTGTGTTTGAGGAGAGCCAGAGGATCATTTGCCACGTCTGCCACGGCGTCCTGCTTGAGATAACGGATGAGCCGATGTTCTTTTTGACTTTTGAGGAGGACGACTTTGATGGTAGCGCATAAGATACCCGACAACGTCTTTGACGAGTTTTTCGAGCGTGTGGCTGAGGGGCGCTCTGGCAGCAGCGTCAGCAAAGACGACGACATGCCAGCGTGGTCAACCGTCTGGCGTCGGTTCGTTAAGGATCAAACGATGATGGACAAGTATCGCACGGCGTTAGAGTCGCGCGGTCAGGTCTATGCGGATAGGCTGGATGAGCTTGACGACATGCTGCTCAAGGGGTTTATCACTGAGTCAGCGCATCGGACACTGTCAGATAACATCAAGTGGCGCTCAGCGCGGATGACGCCAAACGTGTATGGCGACAAGGCGCAGATAGACGTTAAGGCGTCGCCGAGCGAGGATTATATCAAGGTTTTGCAGCAGGTTAACCAAGCAATAGAGATGAAGCGGGCAAACGTGATAGAGCATGAGGACGAGAAGGGCACACAAGCGCAACCGCTACGCGCACACAAGCCAAAGGTTAACAAGAAAAAGGTTAACAAACCTGTCGCAGACACGACATAACAGCGATGATATATTGTTCCACGGCTAAGTCATTGTTTTTATTGCGTCCAGTAAACGCATAATGGACATTATGCGACAAAACGTGAAACATTGCCGTGAAACACAGACCCCCCCCGTATCGCACACGCGGCGGGGCGGGAATAAATATATACCCCCCTCTCAAAATCTCTGACCTGTGGACCCCCATATGACCCAATCCCCCCTATCTGCCGACACCATCACCATTTTGCGGGACGACCCCGCCCTGTTCGTTGAGACGGTCCTGCAAGCCACGCCACAGAAATGGCAGCGAGACGCGCTAGACGCCATTGCCAAGCACGACAAGGTCGCCATCAAGTCGGGCCACGGTGTCGGAAAGACCGCGTTTGAGTCGTGGCTCGTCCTCTGGTGGCTCCTGACCCGCTACCCCACCAAGACTGCGGTCACCGCCAACAGCGCACACCAGCTATCGGATGTGCTTTGGACCGAAATTGACCGCTGGGCGCGGAACATGCCGCAGCCGTTCAAGGACCTGCTCGAATTTAAGGCTGACAAGATATCCCTCAAGGGGGCGCCCGACAGCTTCGCCGTGGCGCGTACCAGCCGCCGCGAGAACCCAGAGGCGCTTGCGGGCTTTCACTCGCCGAACATGCTGTTTCTGGTCGAGGAGGCGTCGGGCGTCCCCAACGTCATATTCGAGACTGCGTCGGGTGCGCTGTCCACCCCCGGCGCGAAAATTGTGATGTGCGGCAACCCCACCCGATCCGACGGTTATTTTTACGACGCATTTCATTCTGACCGTGAGCGCTGGCACTGCGTCACTGTGTCGTGCCATCAGGGTGACTACGTTGACCCCAAGTTTATCGGTGATATGGCGGAGAAATACGGCGAGGACAGCAACGTGTTCAGGGTGCGTGTCTTGGGTGAGTTTCCCACGCAGTCGGACGACGTGCTGGTGCCGCTGCATTTGGTCGAGGAGGCCACGCGCAGGGACGTTGAGGCCGGACCCACCACCCCCGTCGAGTGGGGCTTGGACGTGGCCCGTTACGGCGGCGACAGGTCTGCGCTGTGCAAGCGCCAAGGCAACGTCGTCGTTGAGCCGATTAAGACGTGGCAGGGCAAGGACCTGATGGAGTTGGCGGGCATCATACTGGCCGAATATGACGCCGTGCCGTATCGGATGCGGCCCCACGCGATCTATGTGGACGCGATTGGCCTTGGCGCGGGCTTGGCGGACCGTCTGCGCGAGCTAGACCTGCCCGCCGTGGCTGTTGCGGTGTCTGAAAGCCCCAGCATGAAGGATCGGTTTAATAAGCTGCGCGACGAGTTGTTCTGGAGTGCCCGCGAGTGGTTTGAGGCGCGTGACTGCCACATGCCGCAGGACGACACGCTGATCGCGGAAATCACGGGGATTCGGTATAAATATCTCAGCACGGGCAAGCTGAAGGTCGAGAGCAAGGACGAGATGAAGAAACGCGGCCAGCGCAGCCCTGACGTTGCCGATGCCTTTGTGCTGACATTCGCTGGGAATGGGGCGGTTGCTGGAGGCTGGTCAAAGGGTTATAATAGCAGCCGCAAATTAAATCCCGCAACGAACTGGATTGTTTAGATGGTTGACAGAATAGCGCCGATAACTGGCCCCACGGGATACGATTACGGGCGCACCCCCGGTCTATTTGACATCGCTGGCCTTCTGGACGCATTCACACCCACGCGGCGGGAGATCGTCAGCCCCTCACAGACGCGCTTTGAGGAGATGGATGGCCTGATGTACCCCGTCACCACGCCAGCCGTGTATGGTGAGCCTGAGACGGGCATTGAGTACATGCCAGCCTACCGCGCCGCGTCCTCTGTTGCTGACTATCTCGGCGGTCTGATGACTGGCGGCGAGGAAGAGCGCGAGATGCTTGTCGAGGGCGCGAAGGCTGTGCCCGGCGCTCTGGCGGGTCAGATAGATGACTATTACACCGCAATGACGCAGACCCCGCAGGGTGCCGCTGGGCTTGTGACGCCAGAGGGCGAGGTTGTTGAGGCAAACCCCCTGCTGCCTATGGAATACCTATTGGGCGGCTCCATCGGCGCTATGCGGGCTGGCGACAACGTGCTTGGCGCTGCTGGTGGGCGTTTGACCAAGGCTGAAAAAGACCCTATGGAATACTCTAAAACTGAGATGCCATATCGCATTGAAGACAC